GGGACTTTCTTTGCTTTTTGTTTTTTTATTAACTCATCAACTTTTACATCTATAGCTTTCTGTAATTCTTCTTCGTTATATTTAGGTTTTTCCAAATACCCAGAAGTTTCACCAGCAAATGATTTTTGTTCTTTATTGATAATATCAAATTCATCGGTATCTACCCAATCCGATTTGTATCTTGGTGAAATTTGCTTTCCTTTAATTGGTTTTTGGCCATATGGAACAAATGGTTTGTCTTTTTTAGAAGGAGGAGTTTGTTTTCCATCTTTTTTATGCACCAGAAGTGAACCATCTCGATCTTCTCGTTTGATTGCCTTAGAGCCTTTATTGGCTAATTCGTTAATTCTAAATTTATCTGATAAACCCATTTTACATTTCTACTGTGAAAGTTAAATCTTTATCTTCAAAGTATTCAACTACACCATTTCTATTTATTTTTATTTCAATATAATAGTCTCTATTTATTTCCCAATTCGTTAAATTAAGTTTAAAGAAGTGTCCGTTTGCATCACAACTAATTTTAGTATAGTTATCATCAAATGGAACGACAATTTCTCCTGTTACTACATCTTTTATTTGATAATATACAGTTGATGGTAAATATTTAATATCATTATATGCGTAAAGATTAGTATAAGATTTAAGCGGATACTTTTCTCTTGCAAAAACTCTAATTGTAGGTTTACTTCCTCGTACATATCTAGTCTTTAATCTTTTAAACGTTACATGAATATCATCAGAGGTAAGTTCAGTAAGAGAACCGGTAGCATAAGCAGAATCATCCCACCCTATTCTTAACTTGGGTTGATAGATAGTGTTTGTTTCTTTTGAAAAGAATTTTAACTGTCCGTAATCTTCGGTATCATTTTCTAATATAGAATCGTGTTTTAATATCCAACCATTATTAGTGATTGAACCAGATACCCATGCTTTGATGGGTTCTAATACGTTCATTGATACATCGGTTGATGAATATGAGAATGATTGAGTTGCAACTGAACCAGTTAACCACATTCCACCCTTTCCGTTAAATGAACCTGTACTTTCTAATGATGCTGAGCCGACTAACCAATTCGTTGATGAGTTTCGTTTATTCCAACTAACACTATCGGTTGATATTTTATCAAATCGAGTACCAATACCAACATCCCATGATTGGGAAACTGGATAAGCGTATAATGTATAATCAGAAGGTATTTCAATTGAATCACATTCTCTAAGTATTAACTCTGCAGAATGTACTGAAATATCTCCACTTGCGTTTGAAGCAGAAATTTCATTTGTATTGAACTGAATTAAAGAATGAGAAACATCCTTTAAATTACCATAGTATGTTTTAGATATTTCTAATATCTCATCTCTACCCGTATTCTGGGTAGGTTGTTGTAAATAAATTGTTGCATCTTTTGATGCTGTTACGAAATAGTACATTATATAACCCTCCCTTTTAAATCTTTGTTTGGATACTTCACTTCAAATATAGATGGGTCTAAAGATGGATAAACCATTTTACCTTTAGTTGCATCTTGTATATTATATGAGTGACTTGAGTAGTTTCCTAAACACTTGTTAGTAATTTCACATTTTGGTACAGATTGAACTCCTTCAATACCTGCGATTAATAATTCTATTTCCGATATATTGATTGCCATGTTAAACGTCCAATTATCTATATTAAAGTATTTTGCTAATTCTTTTTGAACTTTAACCAACACCTCTCTTTTGTTATATCCACCGTAAACTCTGATTTCAAAGTCAACACCGATGTTTATAATAAATCCATCTATTAAGTTAACACCATCAGTCAACATTCTATATTCACTAATATATGTTTTTAAATTTTCCTTAACTGCCTGATTTAAAGTATCTAAAGTTTTTTCCGAATTATATCCAAGTATGTATAAATTAATTGCAAATGGATTATTCTTTTCAGATACATTTGATTTCTTACCACCCAAGAATCGTATTACTTCATCTTTTATTTCTTGTTCTGTTCGTTTAGTATCACCCAATTTCTGAACTAATCCTGTAAACTCATTAAGTGAAGTTTGATTGGCTAATATAGAAGCAGGAGAGTTATTATCCAACTCACCATCCGGTGCACAATACGCTTTAGCGATACCACCATATTTTGCTGGTAATGATAATGCTCTTACTTGGTAATCCTTACGAGTTACTGCTCTATTTTGTGAACCAAAGTTTGCTAGTGCATTTTCTCTAATTTCTTCAATCGTATCTGCCCCTTTTCCTCCAGTTCCTGGTTCTTCATTATCAACAGCAACAGAATTTTTAGATACTCTATAAAGAGCCTTTTCTGCTTCTTGAAAAGATGAAATATCATCATCGAATGCAATTGTTTCAAGATTATTTAATTCACCAACACCTACATTTGATTTAACTCCACCACCCACTAAATAAGATACTGTAAACTCTCCGGTTGGGGCCTGACCATATGATTTCGTTTTTAGAAAGCTTGAAGGGTCAAATGATGCACCCATTTTATCAATAGAAGAATTTAATCCCAATCCTACATTTTTAAAGTTAGGTATTAGAGTTTCATCAGATGAAGAACTACCTGCACCGAATACAAGTGTTGTTGTATTATCATCATTTACTTTAGTTGTAAATCTTCTCGATGTTTTTAAAACTTTAAGAACGTTTGGTACTGAATCTTTAAATTGAGCCAAATCTTTATCGGTTTGTTCTGAATTTGCAAAATGAACGTACACCATTTCTTGTGCTAAATAAGGTACCTGATACCACTTGTTTCCATTAGAATCTCTTACATCATATATATCAATTACATTAGAATCACCAAGTTGTATTTTAGAAAATTGTTGAGGTGAATTACCAAAATTATAAGTAATTTCTTTTAACTCAGCAGACATTGCATTTACATATTTTTTTAATAAATACGTTGTAGGTGTTCCCTCATTACTTTGATATATTGAAATTTCTCTTTCGTTTTCTACTGAAAAATCAAGTAGTTCTGTACTTCTAAATCTTGTTCCAGAATTTGATGATACTACTACCATTCCTTCTTTAATTCTTAAACAATAATCCAAATCCGCTCTTACTTCATCTCCAACTCCGGTTGATGGTACGGTTTGATATACTGCTAGTCTTACGATTGAAGGTGATGTTACTTTTGGCTTATACCCAAGATACTCCCCCAATGCAATTACATTTTGTTTATCTTCAGAATATAACATTAAAGATTCTTTTAATGTATCGTCTGTATAATATGAAAGAACATCTCCAAGATATGATGCCATTTCTATGAACATCATTCCAGGAGAGGCTTCGTTGAAATCAGAATAAGTTTGTGGGAAATATGTTTTTGCATAATCTATTAGATTTTCTCTAAATCCAGAGAAATCTTTATTAAGGTACTTTATGTCCCTACCTTGATTCGATTTTTTTGTTATACTATTTAGTGCCATTTCTTTTTATGCCTCTATGTTGAATGTTAATTCTTGTGATTCAAATTGCCCACCAACTGAAAATAACAATTTTACTACTGCTCTATTTAAATCTTTCATCTCATCGGTCATTTGTACTTCTATTTCATCAATATCAATATATGGTAACCAAAAATTAACACTATCTGTTATTGCTGCTTCAAGTTTTTCTTCTAGAATCCCATCAGTAAGTGGTTCAAACAATAAAGATGCTAGACCAGTACCAAAATCTGGTTGAAATGGTCTTTCTCCTTTATTTGTTAATAGTAAATTTTTTAAATTACTCTTAGCAGCTTCAAATGATGAAAAGGATTGATTAAACATAGTACCACCTCCTGGTTGAATAGGCAAAGTAATTCCATACGCATGGTTACTATACTCATCCGTATCTTTTACTATTTTTTTATCAAGAATGTACGCCATCTAATTCTCCTTTATTTATCTCTTAAACTTTTTAACAAGTTCAGAGTTATCTCTATTTAATATTCTATCTAAACCAGGTAATCCAGTCTGTACTCCTAATCCGGTTTTACTTGGTTGAGTTCCAATTGGTTGGTATCCCATTTTGTGAGCCATTTGAGCTCTCATTGCTTCAGGTCCACCTGCTCCTAAAGATGTTCCCATACTGACTGTTTGGTCAATATCTGGTTCTGCATCCATATAAGAAGGTATGTGAGTATTTTCTTGAACCATTGGTTGTTGTGTTTGTTGTGGTAAACTATCCAATACAGATGAACCACCACCTTGACCATTTCTCTGTGCTTTAGAAAAAGGAGTTGTTTGATTCAATACTT